CTGATTTTGGATTTTCTACTACTTTTAGAAAAGTCAAAGTGTTTGAGGTATAATGTATTATGAAAAAATTTAATTCTATGAACGAACTTTTGGTTCACTACTGTGAAATACTTCTTTCTTCAAAAGAAGTTTCAGCAAGAAATTCAAAACAGAAAGAAATTATTTTTGAAAACTTTGAATTGACTGATCCTACGAATATTGACATCAACCTTTCTGGTAGGAAGTTTAATAAAAACTATGCAGTTGCAGAATGGCTGTGGTATGCTTCGGCTAATCCATCTTCTAAAAACATTGGCAAATTAGCTAAGATTTGGAAAATAATATCTGACGATCATCAGCAGGTTGAATCTAATTACGGGGTTTATTTAAAACCTCAATGGAACTGGGTTAAGAACGAAATCATTAATGATTTAGATACTCGTCGCGCTACTTTCGTTATTAATCAACCATACCATAAATATAAGAATATAAGTGATTACCCTTGTACTCAGTATATTCAGTTTTTTGTCAGGGAAAATAAGTTACATATTGGTGTCAACATGAGGTCTAATGATCTCATCTACGGTTTGTGCAATGATGTTTTTACTTTTTCTTTATTTCAGCAAATGATGCTGAACGAATTAAATCAATCTGGTTTAAATTTAGAGATTGGAAGTTACTTTCATTTCGCAGGTAGTTTGCACATTTATGATCACCACTATGAAATGGCAAAAAATATTTGTAATTCTATTGACAAACCAACAGAAACTTGTAGATTAAATGAAGGAGTTAATTGGAATTTGGTTGATGAAAATTTTCCTTTTCCAATTACGAACATTGAAAAATCTGAAATATACGATTATGTTCAAAAATGCTCAGGAGAAATTTTTAAAAATGGATGAAAAAAGAAACATACTAGAGCGTGCTAACGAAATTGTTAACCAACGTTCTGAAGAAAAAGAGAGAGAATACGGTCCTTTCATTGAAGGAATGAAAAGGGCAGCTAAGATAGCATCTGGCATGTCTGGAAAAGAAATGACAGCGCACGATATGTACATCTCTTTAGTTGCTCTAAAACTCAGCCGGCAGTCTTATAATTTCAAAGAAGATAACCTCTTAGATGCTGTTGCTTATTTAGGGGCTTGGCAGAATTTTATAGAAGAGGGAAAAAATGAAAATTAGTAAAGTTAGAGAAGTGAAAACACCTACTCGTGGAACTAACCAGAGCGCTGGAATTGATTTTTTTGTTCCTTTCGGTTTTTATGAAAACTTGAAACCAGGAAAATCTTGTTTGATACCAAGCGGAATTAAAGCAAATGTCCCAGAAAATCATGCGCTGATTGCTTTTAACAAAAGCGGGGTGGCAGTCAAAAAGAATTTACATGTCGGAGCTTGCGTAGTCGATGAAGATTATCAAGGAGAAATACATATCAATTTAACGAATGTTGGTGATGAAAATGTAAGCATCGAATCAGGCGAAAAAATAATTCAATTTGTTTTAGTTCCAGTGTCTTACGCAGGATTAGAGTTAGTCGATGAAGAAGGTTTGTTCGAGTCAGCTACGGAAAGAGGTTCAGGTGGCTTTGGAAGCACAGGTACTAGATAATGGTTGAAACTCGGACTTTGGTTGTTGATGTAGACGATACGATATCTACTCATGTTAACCGTGATTATGAAAATGCAATTCCACATACCAAAATTATTAATAAACTAAATAAAATGTATGATGCTGGCTGGAAGATTACATACTTCACAGCGCGTGGTCAAGTTTCTTGCGGCGGAGATTTAGAACTAATTAACCAATTACGCCGACCGGTTTTAGAGGCCTGGTTAGAAAAGCATGGCGTAAAGTACCACGAATTAATGTTTGGTAAGCCAATCGGGGTGTATTACATCGATGATAAAGCGATGAGACCAGAAGAATTTATGGATCTAGATTATCAAGTTTTAAAAGGTGGATCTGGTAGTTCTGTCGAAAAAGTCGGAGATAGAATTATTAAAAAAGCTAAAAATTCTAAAGAGCAGTATAGGTGGTACAATTCTGCTGCCAGTTTATGTCATGTTCCTAATATCAACACATATTATGGTGACACCTTAGATATGGAGTATCTGGATGGACCTAACTTAAACGAAGTCTGCACTAAGGATCACTTAGACTATTTAGTTGATTTGCTAACGAGGTTTAGCGATATAAAAGTTCCAAATAATAACTGGCAAACTATGGTAGATAGAGTCAAAGATCATGTTTCTTTAAATGCTATCAGAAACGAAAGAGATATCATAAGAATTTTAGAGAGTAAGCAAGTTAGAGATTTTATGGATAGTCAAGCTAGTTTTTCTCATGGAGATCTTACGCTAGAAAATTGTATCGTTAAAGATGAAAAAGTCTATCTTATCGATCCAAATTATCCAGACAACATTTACAGCTCTTGGGTTATGGACGTTGGAAAGCTATACCAGTCTCTTCATTACTCATACGAAGAGAATTTTTCTGGTTTTAAACCGCTTGTTGACAAAGATGAACTTTTTAGCCACTTGTACAGAAAATTTAACGATAATTTTTCTAGGTATTTTTTGTTATGCGAAATGATTCACTACATTCGAATGATTAAGTATAAGCCAGATAGTCAAAAGCCGTTAGTAAGAAAAAGAATACAAGATATCTTTAAGGAAGTAAAAGTTGTTTTTAGATAAGAAGAGATTAGCTGAAAATCTAGGCAGAGATCCAATCGTTGGTTTTACTTGTTCTACTTTTGATTTGTTTCACGCTGGTCATGTTGTAATGCTTCAGGAAGGTAAATCTTTGTGTGACTACCTCGTGGTTGGTTTGCTGACTGATCCAACAATCGATAGGCCAGAAACTAAAAACAAGCCAATTCAAAGCGGGATGGAAAGATACCTGCAGTTAGCAGCTTGTAAGTATGTTGATGAAATTATACCTTTTGAATCTGAAAAAGACTTAGTTGACTTAATTTTAACTATCAACCCTGACATAAGGATTGTAGGCGAAGAGTACAAAGGCACTGATCATACCGGCGTCGGTTTATGTCCTATTCATTACAATAAGAGAAGACATTCTTTTTCTACGACTCAATTGAGAGAAAGAGTTTTAAAATCAAAGGAGAAAATTACATGAAGATTGCAATGATTTTCGGTAAAGGATTAGATGGTTGCGGGGTCCAGAGAGGAGCTGTAGAAATTGCTACCTGGGCCCAAAGAAACGATGTTAAATTTGATATATACTACATGAAAGGTAGAAGCTTTGCTCGAGCTAAAGGTCATTCAATGCCATCTGAGCCAATTGAGTTCAAACACACAGAGATTCCTTCTCTGGTTGAAAGATTAAACTCAGAATATGATACTGTTATCTTAAACTCATATCCATCCTCTAAGCACGATCCACAAGCAATAATTTCTTTTTATGAAAACTTAGTTAAAAAGATTGAAAATCCTGTGTTGGTCGGAATGATGCACGAAATAAAGAAAGCTAACATCGATGCTATTCCAATGATATTACCAATACTGAATTACTGTGATATTGTTTATAATTTTTCTGAAAAGACATTCTTCTCTAACGAGTTTTCTTCTTATTTTTCTTCTAAAGTTCTAGGTGAAAGAACTAAAAGATTTAAAATGTGGATAGATCTTAATGAAATGAAGAAAAACTATAGAGACGTATACAGCTTAAAAGATAAAGATAGAAAGTTGATGTACGTCGGCCGCTGGACTTCTATGAAAGATCCGAGAAGAGTCCTTGATTTATATCCTACTATGAAAGAAAAAGATCCAAGCTTCAGACTAGCACTGCATGGTATAGAGAGATCGATTGGAGCTAAGTTTGATATTATAGATCACCCAAATTCAGTTTATGATTTAAACTTTAAGGGTTACGATTGGGATGTAGATGGTGTTCCAACTTTCGGCCCATATGATTATTCGGACGGCATGGAGTTAATATCTAAATCTCTGTTTGCTTGTTCTTTTTATCGATTGCCAAAAGAACCTCACAACTACGGAGACAGGATGGAATATACTCAAATAGAGATTATCGGCTGTGGAACGATCCCTGTTTTCGACAAACATTATGGAGAACATAATATAGACTCTAACGGAAACAGGTATATTGATAACGATTACTTAGCTGTTTGGTCTTCTCGTGACGATTTAGGCGAAACAGCTGATAAACTAATATCTATTGCTGATAACCCCTCTGAACAAAAGAAATACAGGGATTCGAGTTTTGATTTCATAGATCGAGAATTCAATGCAGACAACGTTCTTCCGGAAATGTTTGACTATATTTTAAACGTAGGAAAAGATAACAACAAGTTTTCGAATGATAAGGAATTGCTTAATCACCTCTTTCAAAGTGAACGAGCTTTTAGCGACTACCTTGAAATACTTGAACAAGGTAAAGTTCCAGCAGTCGGTATTAAACAAGTAACGAATCAATCATTATGTTTCTTCGAGAAGAAGGCTCGTAGAGAGTTTGCTTGCTATAAACAAAAAAGAGTTAGGAAGAAGAAATGAGTGATATTTCTTGGGCAACTATGATTCCTCTTATCGGAGGTTCAGCGATAGGTTGCAGTCAAGCTACTAAAAATAAACCAAAATTTCATTTAAGCTTTAAAGCTTTTGAACAAAACGAGAATCACCTCACTAGCTATTGGCCTGATATTCAGAGGATAGATTTAGATGAAGTTGCATTGCCGCAAGCTCAACTTGATTTTGTCAATTCTGTCTGTCCTTGCGCCGGTTTAAGCCAACTAAACACTAGTCAAGATAAATCTACAAGAGATAGCCAAAATGCTTGGATGATGAAAACTTCGAGGATCGTTTTAGAGAGAGTTAAGCCTAAAGTTTATTGGGGAGAAAATGCTCCAGCTCTTTATACAAAATCTGGAGAATCAGTTAGAGAACAACTGAAAGAGATAGCTTCAGAGACTGGTTATTCTTTTTCGATATATAGAACTTCTACTTTTAAACATGGTATCCCGCAAAAGAGATTGAGAACATTTTACTTTTTCTGGGATTCAGAGACAGCTCCTGTTATGAACTGGTATGACAGAAAGAGAGATAATCTGATAGATTATTTGAAAAAGATACCTTCGAAGTCTGAACAGCAAGACATCTACAATTTAAATGATATTTTTGAAAAATTTCCTTCTTATACATTTTTGCTTGAAAAATTCAGATTAGATCACAAAGGGTTTATAGAAAAATTTGGTTCCGGTCCAGCACATTCAGTTCACCAGTTTATCGTAAGAAATGAGCTTATCGATGAATGCTTAGAGTGGCTGAAATGTAATAGCCCAGAACACAAAGAAATTAGAAAGTTTGAGCACATCAAAAACAAACTTTCTATGGGGAAAAGCTTTTTAGATCACTCTCCAGCATTTTACAATGACTGCACGAACGCAATAGTTGGAAGAACTCTCCAAATGATAATGCACCCTGAAAAACCTCG